GGAAGGTGGGCAGACTTCTTGCGAGTCCACCCAAGTGCCGCCGATAGGCGGCGTTTGGCCAAACGAGAGGCATGTGCACTATAAGTGCCCTCATACCACGACTCCGAGTTCCTACTGGGCACAGCCCAGTAGGCCCATCCTTGACGGATGGACTCGAAGCGTGAGGTGAGGGACGCGTAGGGCACACGTCTCTCTATGCCGGAGAATCGCGCCGAACGGCACCTTTGGGCGTAGGGAAGGTAGAACTTCCTGACGCCCCGGGCGACCGTTCGTGGAGTGACTCGGAAGCTAGCGGAGTCGGCAGGGCTACACCATCCTAGGATGGTAGCCACGCCGGCCTTCTCGACAATGGACTGTTCGATGGCGTCATGGGTACCTATGAGAGTACCTCGGCCATGGAACGGGACCTTGCCGGATCGGCAAAACACCGCGAGCTCCGAGAAATTCCAGGCCACGTCGTCCTTGACGAATTCACGTCCAGGGGTGAACCGGGCTTCTGCCCAACTGGTAGCGGGGGAGGTTAACGCCTTCCCCGTGCAGTAGAGCAGACCCGCAACACCCTGGCGGAATAGCCGAGGCTGACGTGGCAGCGCATTTGTACATCCGCGCAGAGGTGGGAGACCGGCTCCACCCAGGGACCTAGGCAGGTCAGGGGAGAATCCCCGCTCTCGGAACCAGCGCCAAGCGCCGGGCCAGAGAGTGTGGAGGACCCTCCTCACTGCCTTCGGGTTGCCTGAGTGGCCGGCCACCGCCTCTGCCGTCGATCCAATCGCAATCCACCAAGGGACGACCTCCCTTGAGGACCCGACTGTCTCAGGACGGACCAGACCCCGTAAGGGAATCGCATCGAACCTCTTGACACCCGTTAAAGTGTCTGAAGGTCCGAGCGGCCTGGCCATCCTGAGGCTGCCGAGCCTCAGGGGAACGCCTCTTGGGAGGTCTCCGAGTCGAACGGGGCGATTTCGCTCCCATCGCGGAATGAGGGGCTTATAGAGGTCACTTGAACCACTCGTGACCTCATAGACCTCTTCCGTGAAGACACCACGCCGCTTGGCGACGTAGTGCTTCGACTTGGAGACCACGCCACCGCAGGCGCGGAGGACGGTGTTGTACCGCTCTATGACCCTCATAGGCCAGAAAGCGATCAAATCGTCCCCGCACACTGCAGTGGCTGGTGATCGACTGGATCCGAAACGCGGGCTAAAGTCGGCGAAGACCGGTGACCAAGCCTCCTCCGCCCAAAAGAGTTGCCCCAGGGACAACAACGACCAAGTTGTTGGAAGTCCCATGAGGATTCCTCGATTGGAGCGGAGGGGGCCTTCTGGCCCACCGATCCCCGCCCACTTGATGTCTTGAGGTCCCGTAAGGGATCTCAGGACATCGGGGCCCCACTCGGGTAACAAATCGCCTGCACCTTCGATCAACCCCTCTACAAGGGCTGACACGAAGTCAAGGTGGAGGGTGTCTGAGGCAGCCGTCAGGTCGGAAGAAAGGACGAAACGTCCTTCGACCCGAACTGGCTTGCCAAAGACCTCCTCCACCGCACGGCGATGGTTACCTGTTAGGGAGCCCCTAGACCGCGGATCGCGTGATAGGCCCTCTAGGAGCCAAACGCGGAAGAAGTGGCCGAGCCCGATCAGAGACGAAGGAGACTTCGTCACGATTCGGGCCTTCCACCCGCGTTCGGCGAGGGGTACGGCCTCGGCGCGGGGGACACCCATCTCCTTCCAGCTCTCCAACTGGAAGTCACGGATGAAGGTGTCCTTCACGCACGAGGACTGCACCCCCCTAGTAGTGCCTTCCACGGACGCAGCGGCCTGGAGCCTCACCTCCCTTTCAGGATCTCTGCGCATTCGCTCGGCACGGTCCCAAATGTTACGGCTCGCCGCGACGTGGCCTCCTTCCTTTCGGTTGGATTCCACTGTCGCCGAGCCCGACAAATTGGGCGTGCCGGGGGCTGGAACTCGGAGGTTATCCCGAGCCCATCCCCGCGCGAAAGCGTGAGCTTTCTTGAGTAGAGATGGTGAGGTCTCGCCACCTGAGGTGAGCATCTTCCGATGCTCCCGAAGGGACTTCTCGAGGAGCCCAGGCCCCCCCCTAGGGAGGGATCTGGACAGGTAGGAGAATTGGATTCCCGAAGGATCCGACTCAACTACCTTCCTCAAAGAGCCCTTTAGGAACCGGGCGATGCCGCTACGACGATCTTTCTTGGGCACGCTGAGTACCGGCCAAGAACGGAGTTTTGACACTTCGTCCTTGATCCAGGACATGGCGTATCCAGCCCCAGAAAGGGAGGTAGCCTTCACCAGCCAGGTAGCGAACTTGGCCACCCCTTCCAGGGCGAGGCGGTCAGCTCGGATCGCTGGGTCAAAGCGGGTTATTCCTACCGCAGCGCAAGCTGCTTTGTAGGAGGCCCACGTGGACTCGACGATCGTCATGACTTCCCGCCTCTTCTTGGAAGGGAGGCCCTCCAGGCACTGTCGGATGTACAATGCTCCGGCACACACAAGGTTGGGTTGTCCGCCCGGGTAGGAACCCGGTTGGATACCACAACCCCATGGGTTGGCGCATGGCTTACACTCCGCAGGACTAAACCTGCCGGATTGCAAGCCTGGACTCGCGCCAATACATGACACCTTGACTATAGTTAAGTTGGATAACTTTACTATGTTGTGTGTACAAATATGTGCGCGCATCCGAC